TACTATTTCGGTTACGCCTTGCCCTTTATGTCCGATTATCTTCTTTATGACTTTATCCGATACACCAGCTACGGTTAATAAGCTTACGCAAGTATGCCGGGTATCGTGCGGACGGTGCGACATTCCGACGGCATCAAGTAGCGGCTTCCAGTAAGAATCGTAATAATTACGATATTTGAAGTGTGCGCCTTCTGGCGTACTTAAAAGGTACTCACAAGAATTAAGGTTATACCAATATTCAAAGAACGGGTAAACCTTTTCTGCTATCGGTACTGTACGGATTCCGGCAGCAGTCTTAGCGGCGACAATATTAAAATGACGTTCTTCTAAATTTACATCTTCTTTTTTTAAGTCTAATAGTTCACTTATGCGGCAGCCGGAATAGATCAGCATGAGTATAACCGTATAATACGGGTTGCTTTCTTTAGCGTCCCATATCCGGGAAACTTCCGACTTACTGAACGGTTCACGGTTTAGCGCGTTCGGATTTCCAGCATTTTTAATATTTAGATATTCGACCATATTTCTTTCTTTCGGTATTATTTCATGTATTACAGCGTATTTGTACATAAGCCCCAGCATAATTTTTAATTTCTTAAGTGTAGGGGTATTCTTCCCGGATTCATCAACAACCATTTGAAGATGATCCAATTTAACATCAACGAAGCGCATTGAAGCGATTTTATCGCAGAGTTTCCAGGAAGCCTTATAACCTTTTACGTTAGATTCGCTAACTGTCGGGTAATGTTCGTCGCTCCAACGGTCGTATACATCGGCAAAAGTAACTTTAGCGGCGTTCACATCGTAAGGGTTGGCGTTAAATTCTGCCAGGGCGGTAAGCGCTTCTTTCCTGGTAGGATAATAGCCGACTGTTATATATAGCTGCTTTACCTTCCCAGTTTTCGGGTCGATATCCCAGCCTTTTGTTTTCTTTGCTACATAGGGGTTACGGCGGTTGCCGGAGAGTTTGTAAACGCTTCCGAAGCCGTTAGGTAATTTCATATAATCACACCTTCCTTAAAAAAGGGTATAAAAAATAAGCCCTTTTTAAAAATATGGGCTTATGGTATAATCATATTGCGTTTTGATTTATCTATAAGCCCTTGTTTATAGGTATCGCGTAGCCGTTTCGGGTGGCAGCCCGGGACGGCTTTTTAAATTATCTTAAAGGTTCAATAATTCAGATTTCTTTTTATTAAATTCTTCTTCGGTTATAGCGCCGCAATCTAATAACTGCTTATACTTTAATATTTCATCGGCAGCAGACCCGGAAAAAGACGGGGCACTTGATTCTGCCGTAATAGAATCAAGCAAAGCAAGTATTTTATTCGCGCAATCTGTCATAGTGTTATACAGGAAACTTCCTTTTTTAGTATCGGCGGAAATAAGAGGAATTTCTGTATAGGTATCGTATGTATGATTAAGGGTAATTTTGATATACATTTTCTTAATCATTTCTTTTTGCGATTTCTTTCCGGTAGTTCCGCCGATTACAGCACCAACACCACCAAACACAGCACCACCGACCAGGGCGCGCCCGATGCTTACGCCGCCTTTTGTATATGTTTCACCGTCTACGACAAGTTCATAATCTACAATGTTGTCGAAGGAATATACAATAGGCGTTTTGTTATATATAGATACTGCCGGGGCTGGAACGTGGAAAAGTCTTTTACTCTTATCTACGAAGAATAGCTTACCTACTGTATCTGTAGCCTGGAAGTTTTTGTATAATTCCTGGTTTTCTTTTATGTATTCTATATGCATTTTAATTTCTGATACATTCTTATTCTTTATATTGCTTACAAAGTTCGGGCTACAAAGACTAAGACAAGAAGAACAAACCGAACCTTCGGCAGTTTTAGCTTTTGTCAATGCATTAACTTTACCGCCGCAAACAATACAGCTTTCTTTACTAAATAATCCCATAAATAAGTTCCTTTCAAAAGCAATACTAACATTATCCTTATCCTATCGCGCAGAAAGGAAGGTAGGATAATGTTAAAAGTAAATTTGTGGGAAGTGCGTACAGCCAAAGGCTTAAAGCTGGAAGCTGTAGCCGTAATGACTGGTGTAAGCAAGTCCACGCTAAATAATATTGAAAATGGTAAAACTTCGCCAACACTGGCAAACCTGGAAAAAATAGCCAAAGGCTTAGGATGCCGTATAAGCGATCTGTACGATTCAGAATATAAGTAGTATATCATAACACAGCTTTTTACCTGGTATTCTTGTAAATATTTCCACAATCCTGGAAATGTTTTTAAAATCCGGGACGAGCAGAAAAAATAGGAATATAATGGATATTGTCAAAGGAAGGGGGCTTAACTATAATGCGTGAGAAGCTACACAACCTTATAGACACTATCCAGGAAGAAAAACTATTAAGAAAGATATATTTTTATATCCTGGGCTTGAAGGGGTAGACGTTAATAGCGTCTATCCCTTATTTCATTTCTGAAATGATTTTCTTAAGTACGTCCCATTCGTCTTCTGACAATTTACAAAGAGTTTTAATTAAGTTCTTCTTAAATTCATCAGAGCCGCCGGAGATACGACCTACATATAAGTCCAGTTCTTCATCTTCGGACATTGCGTTAAACATAGAGCCGTTACCCGTTCTGAGCCATTCTTCACTTACGTTATGCTGAGTAACTATAGATAGAATCATTCTATCAGATAAGGAATTGATACCGCTTTCTATGCGACTGATAGCAGCTTTTGTAACTCCAACAGTTTCCCCAAAAGCTTCCTGGCTAAGTCCGAGATAATTACGTAACTCTTTTAAACGTTCGTTCAAAATAAATCCCCCTTTCTGTAATTTAATTATACGATAGCATAAAAAGTAAACTTAATCAACAAAAAGATTAAAAATATGTTGACAAGGTAAATCTAGTACACTATAATGTAAATGTAATCAACGATGAACAAAAGACGAAAGGAGCAAGAAATGGGAAAAAACAGAATAAAAAGAGCGCTACATAGTCTCATTGACAGAATGGACTACAAGCTGCAAAGAAAAGTATATTTCTATATTTTAGGATTGGAAGGACAGCAGAGCAATGAGCGAAGAACAAATTAAAATTTGGAAACAAGTAGAAGCAAAAGGCTTAGAAAGGCTTAGAAAAGCTGGGAAACATCGAGAAGGCACTGTTAGCAAAGGAAGGCTTTGAGGAAGCTCATAAAGATTATTGTGACTTTGTAGACAGACTGGCAGAAACTACAGGACTGACAACCGGGGAACTGGATAGACACTTTACTACACTCTTAGCAGAGAAAGGAGAAAAGAAGAATGACAGTAGAAGAAAAGAAGGAAAGAAATAGAAAATATGGCGCGATTTGCGCAAGAGCTAAAGCAATGGGAATTATGCAGGGCGACGCGATAAGCGCGATTATGGATATAGAGAGCGCAGACAGAAAATTTAATTTAAGGCTGGACGACTTCCTGGGCGCGGATAATTCCAACTTTGCACATGATTTTATAAGGATACAGGGAAATATTGTAAGAGAAAACTTCCCGGCAACGGACTTCGGGGACTTTGTACCAAGGTTCGCGGGAAGGAGTGAATAAAACACCAGGGCGGCAGCGGTCGCCCAGCAAGTGCCGTTAGCTCAGTTGGTCAGAGCACCCGGCTCATAACCGGGCGGGCGTGGGTTCGAGTCCCACGCGGCGCATTAGTAGCAAGGTTGGCTACCTTGCAGCAGCGACAGCAAGCGAATAGCTTAAGCTGGATACTGTGATAAAAATAGCAGCGGGTACACCAGCTAGAGAGTGTGCGGACGTATAACAGGTTTTTCTACAGCTTTTTTAATGCGAAAAAGCGACTACACAGTAAATAAAGCCGGAACGGAGAAGCACAAAAATGAAAAAGAATCATTCACGCGCGCCACCTGGTAGGGGAAAATACCTAAACCCGTAATGCAGCCTATCACGGTAGCCAGTCCCAAGCCTGGGAAAATGCAGAGGGCGGATATTACATAGAAAGGCGGGATAGATTGAGGGAAAACAACATAAAGCCAGCGGAAGCAGCGGAGATATTGGGCGTTTCGCCGCAATTTATCCGGGTTGCTATGCAAATGGGGCAACTTCCTATAGGAATAGCCATAAAGCTTCCTGGTTCAAGTGAGTACACATATCAGATCAGTGACAACTTATTACAGCAGCGGACTTCTAAGAACGTAGCGGAAGAGATTAAAAGAATCAGAAGCACGAACCAAAGATAAAAGACTGTGGCAGCAGTCGTAAAGCCCTTGTTTATAGGTAAAATCGCGAAAAGTAACAAAGAAAAGGAGAACGAAGCAGTGAAAAAATGGGTTGTTGAGATTGAAAAGGAAAGCGGGAGAGTAGAAACCAGGTTAGTACCAGCAAGAAACAAATGCACAGCAATAAGCAACTGCAAGAACGAAGGAGACGCAGTATTATCATGTGTTCCGTATACCGGGCAGAACGTGAAAGTAAGCGGGCAGCGCGACGAAGAAGAGGAACGCGGCTACGGTGGCTACACTTTCGGTTATGGCTTCGGATACGGGGCAAGAAGAAAGGGGCGAAAATATGGCAGCGGCAGTTATGAGCATTGATAAACAGAAGGCGAGAGCAGACGAAGCACTGGAACTTGTAGGACAGCTTGATACTTCGATGCAGAAAGCCGTCTATATTGCTACTAAAATGTTTCTTGCGGCGAAGGAAACGCCGGAAGAGAAAGGAAAACCGAAGAAATGACGCTTAAAAGAGTTGGAAGCTTGAAAAACAAGAAACATAAGCACTGTTTACAGTGCGGGCGTGTGTTGGTGGGGCTTAAGGACAACACCGAACACGAATGTAGCTTTTGCGGGCAGAAGCATTTTGTAGATATCTACGGCACTACCCTGGTACTTACAGCAGCAGAACGCCCGGACTTAAGACACCGAACAGAGCCAAAGAACCCGGACGACCCGGAAGTAGTACAGAAGAAGAAAAACCAGGAAGAATTTAAAAAGAACCTGGCTATATTCCGTAACAAATGGGGAAGGTAAAGACCAAGTGTTAGGACTGAAAATATTTTTAGGTGTAATGATTGCGTTGATGTTATTAGGAATCATCGGGGCAAGAACTAAATGTAGTAAATCTATCGCGGGAGCTATCACAATATGTTGTATTGTGCTGCTTGTCGCGATCATTGCCAAAGAGAACCAGCCGAAAGTAACAGCAGTAGCGCCGGAATCCGGGAAGATTCAGACAGAACAAAACGCCTGGGGAACGATTACCGTTACAGACGATACCGGGGTTACGAGAGAGTACCAGGGCTGTATACATATTTCCGGCACGTACCCGTATGAAACTACAGAGTATATGGGCTTATGTGTGAGTATGGAAAGTGCAATAGAGACGGGCGAGTGGTCGCCAGGAATGTACAAACTGTACTATGAAAGCGAAGGAAAGTACTGGGAAGCTAAGAATAATGAGAAGGAGAGTAAAACCGATGAATAACTATATAACATTGTACGGAGAACCGTTAGAGTATCCGCACCAGGTAAGTGTAGATAAGCGCGGAGTAGCTTACTACGGGTTCGACATGGCAACGGAGAGGGTAAGCGGTATTAAGGACATTACACAGGTAATTGTAGAAGAAGGTACACCAGCTTTTAAGAGCTTAACAGCAATCGACCAGGTAAAAGACCTGTTAGACTGTAAGCTGCTGGTTACTGGAAGAATCCGTACAAGAAATATCAAACGGAACAACACCGACAGCAGAACCGAAGAAAAAGGACAAGACAAGAAGAACCAGGCAGCAGAGAAAGGACAAGACAAGAAGAACCAGGCAGCAGAGAAAGAACATAGCAAGTTATATATTTCAGTGCGCGCCCAGGAGATTACAGACCAGGAATACGAAGGAGATACAAACGGGGTAGTATTAACCGGGTTTGTCTGCAAAAAAGGCGATATGAGAACTACGCCGCGCGGTATCCGTATTACAGATATGATTTTAGCGTGCTGGCGCGAAGACGACGAAAGCAACGTAAGCGATTATATCCCGGCGATCACATGGAACGGAACAGCGGCAAGGGCAGCAGATAACCTTAATGTAGGGGATTGTATCGAAGTACGCGGACGTTTACAGAGCCGGGAGTATACAAAAGAGCTGGAACACGGGGAAACCGAGGTTAGAACGTGTTACGAGCTAAGTATTGAGGAATACAAGGTAGTAGCACCAGCGGAGTTAAAGAAAGAAGCGTAAACACATACACCCGAAAACAGAGAAAGACAAAAAGAAAAGCCGCTAGGTTATCGGGAAATAACTTAGCGGCTTTGCCGTACAAAGCTGTACTTAAACTCACAAAGATAGTATAGCAAATATCCGGCAAAAAAGCAACTGGAAAGCCTTTAAGTTCAAGGGATTTTACCAGTTTTAAGGCTTGATAAAAGTATTAACTTTAGGAACAGGAGTTAGGATATATGCCATACATCATAGAGGTAGTACAAGCGGGTAGAACTGTAGAGGTAATGAAGTACTATAGCAGCAGATACGGGAAGAAGGGAATAAAGAGAGGGGAGAGGAAGGCACTTACCAAAGAAGAACAGATTAAAGTGAATAAGAGAGCAGCAGAGAAGAAGTTAAGAAGGCTGATAAATGAGAACTTCCAGGAAGGGGATACACACCTGGTATTAGACTACAGAAAGGAGAGAAGACCCGCCGGAAGAAAACAGATGCGGGAAGACGCAGACGACTTCTTAAGGGAAATGCGAAAGCTGTATAAGCGTCATGGTATCCCGTTCAAGTACATTCATGTAATGGAGATCGGGAAGAAAGGGGCGCTGCATCATCACTTAGTCATAAATACACCCGAAGAGATAAGCCAGCAAGCTATAGTACGGTGTTGGAAGGGAAGAGGAAGGACACACCACAACCCGCTAGACGATACAGGGCAGTACGCTAAATTAGCGTCGTATCTGATAAAGCAAAGCGACGGAATGTTAAGAAGCCCGGACGCACTGCAAGGAAAGCGCTGGAATAGTTCACGGAACTTAAGGAAACCGAAGGTATTAAGGAAAGAGCCGGTAAAAGACAAAGGCTGGTATAACCGTATCGCAAGGCTTCCGAAGAAGTTGGAGCAGTCCTATTACCTGGACGGCGACAGCGTACAGGAAGGAATACACGAAAAGACGGGTTATACGTTCTTTACCTACACATTTGTAAAAATCAACCAAACCTGGAAGGAGACAGAACTAGAATGGGACAAACTTTAGGAATTGACAGAGACTTAGCAAGAAAAATTAAGAGAATGAGCCGTAAGGAGCTGGACGGCTATTTAACGAGAGTAACCGACAAGAGCTATAACAACGGTTACGAACAGGGCTTAGTAGAAGGTATCGCACTGGCGGGACAGGCTATGGACGAAATCCTTAAGGAAGAAGTAATTAAAGGCACGTTCCCGGCTGAGAAGGTGGACGAGATCAAAAAGGCAGTAGGTACATATATTGCAAAAGTGCCGGAGCGGGCAGCAGAGAAAGACAAGGACGAAGGGAAGGAAGAAAATGTTTAAAGCAATCTATCTTACAGGGACTATTGTAGCGTTCTGCTTCGCCCTGTTATGGCTGGACGTTGACGAGATGCGGGAAGAAATGCGGGAAGAGGAACGGGGCTACTACCGGGAGAAGCCACACGGGAAAGAGAAGGCGGCGCTTGTATGGGCGCAAGTTGGGACTGCATTAACCGTAGGGCTTATGTGGTGGCTTGTGGTAGTGGCAAGCATCGGAGTAACAATATTGACGATTACAGGAGACGACTTAGGAGAATGAATATAACAGAATCAGAAGACCAGGCACAGCGCCTTATATTTGACTGGGCGCGCTGGCAGCAGGGCAAATACCCACAGCTTAAGGCTATGTACCATGCAGCGAATGAAGGGAAGCGAAGTGCAAGAGCTGGGGCAGAATTGAAACGCCAGGGCATGAAGCCAGGCGTAAGCGATATCTGCTTACCGTATGCTTCCGGGAAGTATAACAACCTGTATGTAGAGCTGAAAGTAGGAAACAACAAAGCTGCGGATAATCAGCTTAAGTTTGTAGATACGATAAACAGCATTGGCGGGAAGGCGGTTGTAGTCTACGGCAGCGAAGCGGCAATAGAGCTTATAACTGCATACCTGGAAGGAACTATAGACGACCTGGAAATAGTAAGCGACACATACCCGAAGGAAAAAGCAAAGATTACAGAACGGGTAAACAAGAAACGGTTTATAGGCTTTTGCGGTACAGATTGCCGGAAATGCGATAACAAAGGTTGCCAGGGGCGGACGGTAGACGACATATTAAGCCCTGGGCTGATGCCAGCAACATAAAGAACAGTACGAAAGAGAAAAACGCTTGTAACTGCTTATGGTTATGGCAAAGCAAGGAAAAATAGTATATCACACACGTAACACGACAACAAAAGCAACAGCGGCGGGGCTTTTCTGCTGCCGCCGCAGAAAGGGTAGGTTTAGAAAATGAGAACAGCAGCAGTAGTAAATTTAAAAGGCGGAGTAGGGAAGAGTACAACAGCTATTAACATGGCTTTGATTATGAGCCAGGTACACGGGAAGAAAGTATTATTGATTGACAATGATTTCCAGGCAGCAGTCACAAAGTTCTTTGAAAAACACAGTTATGACGCGCTGAGCATGGAAGAAGTGCTTAGAAATCCGATTTTATTCGCGCAAGATGTAATTGTACCGAGCGGACGCTGGGGGCTGGATATTATCCCGTCTAATATGAACCTGGTAGCGGCAGCAGACGACCTTATAACAGATAAGGACGGCGACCAAATGGGAAGAATCAGACACGTACTTAACCAGGTGGAAGAAGATTACGATTATTGTATTATTGACTGCCACCCGGGAGTAGGAATAGAGGTGCTTAACGCCCTGGCAGCAGCAGAAGACATTATTATACCGATTAAGGCAGATAAGAACGCTTTAGACGGTATGGAAGAGCTGGACGACATTATACAGGAAATCAGACCGTATAACGAAAAGCTGGAAAGCGTGCGCTGCCTGGTAACGATGTACACAAAGGATATTGATGTAATCAAAGGCGAGGAAGCCTTAAGAAATAGCAAATACGACGTATTTAATACGCATATCAGACATAGCAAGAAAGTAACAGCGTGGACGTATGAGAACGGGCAAAGCCTGTTAGAGACAACACCGAGAAGCGCAGCGACAAGAGATTATAAGAACCTGGTATTAGAGTATATGGGAAAGCGGGTGTAGTGTATGGAAGCGTGGAAGTGGGTTATCATCACAGAAATAGAAACGGCTGTTTTGTACGTCGTAATAATGGCTGTCGTTATTTGGTGGGTAGGAAGGGATTGATAAGATGGATACTTTAGGAAGTAGAATGGTCGGGCTAATGAAACAATACGGATATACGCAGAAAGAGCTTGCAGCAGAAGTAGGAGTAACAGAAGCAACTATGTCAAGATACATAAATAATAGCAGAACGCCGAAAGGAACAGTTATAGCAGCAATCGCTTATAAACTGCATACCAGTACAGATTATCTGTTAGGAGTAAGGACTGTGGCGGAAAAGAAAGCAGACGATCTATACGAAGAACTTATAAGACTGTTAAACGATGCAGTACAGGCAAAATATGTACAAGGTTTTACGAGTGGCTACGAGGTTGGAAAAAATGACGGATATGTACAGGGAAGAGATACGGGAATGAAAATGGGCGGATTTTCAGACGGTTACGAAGCTGGTTACGAAGCCGGAAGAGAAGACGAAAGAAAAGGAAAAGGGCGGCTACATATAAACAAAGTGCTTAAGGAATAACGGAAAGGAGATAACAAAGTGGGAATATACAGGGAAGTAGATACAGAAGTAACGTGCGATACATGCGGGGAACGTATAAAGGCGTGGAGCAGCGCCGGAATAGGAGTAAGCCGCACATGGGCGGCACATTACGCAAGGGTGGAAGGTGCGACGGTTGGGAAGAAAGGTGTAATGTGTAAAGAGTGCCGCATAGCAGAGAGACAGAAGAAATGTAGCTTAATAAAAAGGCTTGGAGAACCAGGAAGAGAAGCAGACGGTACTTGTAGAGGGTTCGGAACAGAAAACGACGACGAACCAATAGAACAGTGCAAAAGATGTATAGCTTGCGTAGACTTCGACTGGGAAGAAGAAAAAGCAAGGTTTAAATTTTAGGTACAGCAGAAAGGAGATAGAGCAATGGGAAAGATTGGCATAGGCGACAGACTTAACGCCAACAGCAAGAAAAATATTATTTTTGCAAAGGACTACAGAAAGGTACGCTTAGACCCGCGTACATTGATTCCGTCGGAGCATAACAAGTATAGCCAGGACAATATAGAAGAACTGGCGGACAATATGCTTTTAGTCGGACAGCTACAGGAAATCATAGTAGGGCGTGTAGACGGGCAAGACAGAATAATAGTAGGACATAGACGTACAGCGGCAGCAGTCCTTAATATCGAGCGCGGACACGATGAATTTAAGCTTGTGGACTGTAAGATAAAGGAAATGAGCGAAAGCCTGTTTATGCTGACACTGCATAGTGCAAATATCTTTAACCGACAGCTTAGCGACTGGGAATTAACGAACGGCGTAGCTGAGTTTACAAAGTACCTGGTAAAAGCCAGGGAATCCGGGGAACTGACTATAGAGGGAAAAATGAGAGACTATATAGCGAATGTTACCGGGAAGTCTACAGGTAAAATAAATCAGATCAACAGTATCAATAACAATTTGTGCGAAGAAGGCAAGGAAGCATTTAAAGACGGAAAAATAAACTTTTCTACGGCTTACGAAACGTCAAGGCTGCCGGAAACAAAGCAGCATGAAGTTATTGAAAACGGGGAGCTGCTAAGTAAAGATGTTCGGGAAATGGTAAAGGAAGAGAAAGAGAAGAAGGAAGCAGAAAAGAAGCCGGGCGACGATTACGAGCCAGCACACCCGGAAAGCATTACGAGCCTATGCTATTCTTGCCTGTACTACAGTGAGTGCAACGTAAAAACGGGAACTTGCGAAAAGTGCGATAAGTACACAAATAAGGCAGAAGCAGAGAAAACAGAGGAACAGCGGTACGATGAAGAACAAGCAGCAATAGACCGGGATACAAAAGCGAAGCTACGGCAGCAGTCCGATGATAAGAAAATGGAGACACTACCGAGCGAAGCGGCGGCAGCAGAACCAAAGACACACATTATACGGCTTGCGGCTATGTACTTTGATGATGTGGCAAGCGGTAAGAAAAGCTTTGAACTTCGGAAGAATGACCGGGGATACAAGGAAGGCGACGTATTAGAGCTTATGGAGTTCAAAGACGGACGCAATACAGGAAGAGAGATAAAAGCGGATATTATCTATATGCTGGAAGATTACAGCGGCTTAGAAGAAGGCTGGTGTATCCTGGGAATAAAAGTAAGACCCGAAGAAAAAAAGGAAGCTGACTTACCGGGACAAATGGATATAGAGGAATACTTAGGCAAAGAAGAAAAATAAAAGGTGTCAGAATCTGACACGGAAAGGGAATAACAATGTGGTGCGGAAAGTACAAAAACATAACAACACTTGTAACAGAATGTAAAAGAAAAGGCTGTATTATGTGCGAGTATTGCGAGCCGGAAGACGGAGAGGAAGAGGACTATGATTACTAAAGGGCAAAGAGTAAAAGTGATATGCAGCGAAGCCAGGCTTAAGGAAGTAGGCGTAAGACAGAAACATATTAAGCATATCCTGGGGAAGATAGGTACAGTAAAGGAAATACGGAAGCTGCCGAACACGGACGATATGTACGCCTATTTTGTACACTTCCGTTATGTGAATCTGAAAGCAGCACCAGGGAATAAGAAGCCTTACTATGCTATGCTGGACGATATGATAGAACCTATTAACCTAGAAGTAGTAGGAGAAAAGAAAGAATGATAGTATACGGTAGAAGCAACGGGAAGGCGTTACGAAGCGCGCTTAACAGCGTGACGGAAGTACGGAACGGTTACATATATGCAGCGGCTACAGGAGAGTGCATAGCGAAGATAGGCAATACAATAATGATGAGCCTACAGGAAGCGTTATTGATAATGCGGGCAAGCTTCGGAAACAAGAAAGCAAAGAAGGAATTAAGACAGCGGGAAATAGGAGACAGACAAAAGCAGATCATACGAAGCCGAAGGCGGCAGCAGTTGTTACGTGAGAGCCAGGACAAGAGCAATAACTGGAAGCGCATACATGGACTGCCAACGACCAGGAAAAAGCGTGGAAAAACTCAGCAAACTATAGAGAAAACATAACAAAAAAGAATTGAAACTAAAGAAACTTTATGATAATCTATAGATACAAACGCAAGAAGAATTAGGTAAAGGAAAGCACCCTTTGCCTGGTTCTTCTTTTTTGTTTGTCTAAACCTCCCAAGTGCCGCATGAAATCCAGGGCGGCACTATGAAAGAAGAAAGATAGATGCTTAAGAAGTTATGCAGTTACCCGGGCTGCCACAAGGTAGTAGAAGCTGGGGTTAAGTATTGTGACAGGCACAAGAACACAGACAGAGAGAAGTACAGAGAATACAAGCGTAAGCGTATGGAGAACGAAGAGGAAGCCCGGCGGCAGCAGTTCTATAATAGTAAAGCCTGGGAAGGGTTCAGAGCCAACCAGGAAGCGGCGCAACTTGGCGTAGATATATTTGAATACTACACAACGGGAATAGTGATAACAGCGGAGCGGTACCACCACATAGAAGAGGTTACGGAAGCATGGCATAGACGACTTGATAGAGATAATGTAATAGGGCTGAGCGAAGCGAACCACAGGCGCATACATAAAGAATATGACCGCGGATACATGGCAAAAAAGAAGATGCAGCGAACGCTTTACGATATGCTACAGCGCTTCCGGCGCGAGTTCGGAGACAGCGGGGGGATATAAAAACTTTTTATTTCTTTTTAAAAGTCCCGAGTTCAAGTTGATTTGAAAAAAAACGCCGATTTTTTGTATAGGGGGGGTCTGAGAAGGTGGCAGTATGGCGAATGAAGAAAAAAAGACAGAAAAAAACAAGCCGAAACCTTGCCCGAAGTGGTTAAGTGCGGAGGCTAAAAAAGAGTGGCGAAGGATTGCGAAAATCTTCGCGGAAGAAGAAAAAGAATTTACGGACAAAGACCTTAAAGCCCTAGAAGCTTACTGTACGAACTATGCAAAGTGGCAGAAGTGCGAACAGATCATAGACGAAAAAGGTTACAGTATGGAAGTGGGCGATAATGGTTACGAACAGCAAAGACCAGAAGTAAGCATAGCAAATAAAGCACAGACGGAAATGAGAGCCTGGGCGAAAGAATTAGGATTAACGCCAGCGGCGCGGCAGAGAATGAAGGCAGAGAGCGCACAAGGCGACGGCGGCATAGACGCGGAGCTGGACGGAATGATAGCACATGATTAACACGGAACTGCTTTTAGCTGCCTGGTTGGAGAAGTTACAAAAGAAGTGGGATACGGAAGAATACTACTACGATGTAGAGGAAGCAAAGAAAGTATTTAAGTTCGTGTCGAAGTTGACCAATGATAGAGGAGCAAGCCGAAACTTTGATTTATTAGAATTTCAGTTTGAAATAATAACAGAAATCCTATGCGTAAAGAGAAGGAGCGACGGCAAGCGGAAACATAGAGAAGCACATATAAATATACCGCGAAAAAATGGTAAGTCATTCCTGGCGGCGATTATAGTAGTATATCTCTTTTTCTGTCAACGGCATATCTTCGGCGCGCTTTTTATTTTAACGGCAAATACAACCAAACAGGCGGGCGAGCTGTACGGAACGGTAGAACATTTCATAAAAGCAAATAAGACGCTACGCCGCTACTGCAAGATTACAAGCAGTACGAAAACCATTATACGGAAAGATAACGGTAATAAGCTTATGGTACTGTCGTCAGATGCAGACAACGCCGACAGCTTTAACGATTATGTAGCCGTCCTGGACGAGATACACCAGGCGAAAAACGACGAAATGTACGGAAAGCTGAGAACGGGACAAGGAGCATGGGACGAGCCGTTAATAATGACAATTACAACGGCTTCCAGCGGAGAAGACCCGGCAAACCCGGAAATGCAGCTTTATACTATGGCAAAGAAAATAGAAGCCGGGGAAGTGAACGACCCGAGCTTTTACTATAGGATTTACGAAGCTGATAAAGATTGTAATGTTGAGGACGAAACACAATGGTATAAATCGAACCCGGCATTAGGAGTATTTAGGAAGCTGGAAGACCTGGCGAACTATGCGAAGCGTATACGGCTTATGCCTTTACAGGAAAATATGTTTAGGCGTATGTTCCTAAACCAGCACGTAGCGTTAGACCATGAAAAAGGCGCTATAAATATGGACTTATGGGACTTGTGTACGAAAAAGGTAGACACGAAAGACTTAGAAGGCTGGAAGTGCTGGGGCGGACTGGATTTATCAAGTAAAAATGATATTACGGGCTTTGTCCTGGTGTTTTATGAAGAGACAACCGGGCGATTTATCGTAGTGCCGTACCTGTATACGCCGAAAGAAACGGTAGCTTACAGGCAGCATAAGGACAATAACCCTTATGAGTACTGGATAAAAAAAGGCGATTTGATAGCTTTAGACGGAAAATATGTAAATTTTGAACGCTTCTTAGACCATGCGGTAGAACTGGACGAAAAATACAGGATAGAACAGATAGGCTTCGACCAGTGGGGAAGTACAACAATCATAAACCGATTAGAAGACCGCTGGGACGTTATCCCAATAGGACAGGGAACTAAGACTATGACACAGGTTATTAACGATTTTGAGAACCTATTAGTAGACGAAAGGCTGGTTATTGCAGAAAATGAGTGCTTCCGATTTATGGCGAAAAACTGTATAGCAGTTTACGACGAAATGTTAGGAGTCAAGTACAGTAAGAAGAAAAGTAAATTTAAAATCGACGGTGTAATAGCCATGCTTATGGGCTTGCTATTGTGCATCGAAGAAAATGGTATTGAACACTATAACCCGGTGGAATACCTGGACGCGATGTAAGAAGGAAAAAATATGCTTAAGAAGTTAAAAAACATGAAGAAAAAAATAGTGATCGCAGACGGGCTATTATTGGCAGCTATGGCGGTAGTGTTTGGGACGACATACGACATAAACCCGCATATCGGTATGTATGTTTTAGCTGCTGAGCTGGCAGCAGTCGCGATTATGATAGTAAGGAGCGGTAAAAGTTAATGTTTTTGGATTTTTTGGAAAAAAGAAGCGAAGAAGTAGACGATACGCCGCGACTTACGGACGAAGAAAAGCTTTTTTTAAAGGTTTTCGGGATAGAAGAAGACCAACCAGCGGCGGCAATGAAGGAAGCAACCTACTTTACCTGTATAAAAAAGCTGTCGGAAGCAGTGGCGAAAACGCCGCTATATCTTACCCAGGACACGGAAACAGGCGAAAGAAGGGCAAAAGAACACCCGTTATATGAGCTTTTGAGTTTAAGACCAAACCCGTATATGACGGCGGTAGACTTTTGGAAGGCAATAGAAGCCACCAGGCAACACGAAGGAATAGCCGGAGCGGTAAAAGTGTACGGAAGAAAAGGAAAAATAGAAGCTTTGTACCCTTGCACGATAGAAGGAATCACTATAGACGATGCGGGTGTACTCAGATCAACCAAAAAGCATAAAGTTTTAGTTGATTTCAAAGTACCAGGTACGGGAATGAACGAAAGCGCCTTTTATGAGGATTTGCTGATATTCAAAGGCTTTACTATGGACGGAATTAACACGGAAGCGGTAAGGACTATCGTAAAAAGCACGATAGACGTACAGATTAAAGCACAGAATTACCTTAACACGTTATTTGATAATGGATTGACTAACAAAATGGTAATACAGCTTACAAGCGACATAAGGGACGAAAAAGAGCTTAAAAAGATACAGGAAAAGTTTGGAAAACTGTACAGCAAAGGAAAACGTATTTTTACAGTTCCGGCGGGATTTAATGTACAACCCGTAAATTTATCCCTGGCAGACGCACAGTATGAGCAGATAAGAAGAATGTCTATAAGTCAGATCGCGGCGCTATTTGGTATAAAAATGTATCAGCTTAACGACTTGAAAGACACAAATAATAATTCGCTAGAACAGCAGCAGTTAAGCTTTTTGGTGGATACACTGCTTATCCTGTATGAATCTATCGAACAGGAAGTAACGTGGGGATGCTTAACAAAAGACGACAGGGCACAAGGATATAAAGCGAAGCATAACACAAATGTTATTTTGCGTTCTTCGCCGGAAACCCAGCAAAAAATATTATGCGCTTACGTGGCGGGCGGAATCATAAAACCGAACGAAGCCAGGTTAGAGCTTGGAAGGGAAACTACAGAGGACGGGGACGACCTTATAGTAAATGCTGGTGTGCTTAAGCTTAAGGACTTAGGAAAGGACACAAAGGGAAATGCCGGAGAATAACACGCACAGTACAGAAGATGCGGCGGAAATCCAGGAAAGAAGAAATTATGTAGCGTACCAGGGGATACCGCTTGAAGTGAGAGCAGCAGAAGGCGAAGAAAGCCGCACGATTGGCGGTTATGCAGTTAAGTATAATACGCCTGTAGTTATTACTGACCGCTGGGGCGACAAATATTTAGAGGAAATCGCCGCGGGGTGCTTCGATGAAAGCTTAAGCAGATGCAAAGAGAACGGCAGCGAGATAAAAGCGTTATGGAATCACGACACAAGCCGACCACTTGGAAGCACGAAGACGGATACACTCAGATTTAACATGGGGGATACTACCGGGCTGAATTACGACATTGATTTACCTAATAACACATGGGGAAACGATGTACGGGAAAGCGTGAAGCGTGGAGACGTAGACGGTAGTAGCTTCGGTTTTATCTGTTTAGAAGATAAATGGAGCAAAGTACAGCACGAAGGCGAAGAAATGTACAAAAGAAGTGTTGTAAAAGCGGAGCTGTTGGAAGTAAGCCCGTGTACGTTCCCAGCTTATGACAGTTCACAAATTAACTGTAGAAGCTTTGAACGTATGAAAGCAGATACCAAAGAAGAGAAACGGCTGGAAGAGCTGAGAAAAGAAGCGCGACTTTTGGAAATCGCAGACGAAAATAACAAGGAGTAACCACATGACAGTACAGGAATTAAGAGAAGAGATTGTACAGAAAACAGAGGAAATTAACGGATACCTGGAAAGCAGAGACGCGGACAAGGCGGAGGAAGCTTTAGCAGAAAAGAGAAAATTACAGAAATTGCTTGCGGTAAGAGAAGCAGAGGATGACGAAGAGCGGGAAGACCTGGGAAGACAGAAGAAACAGAAAGAAAGCAGATCAACAGGAGCAGTAAGCGAGTTGAGAGCTGCCGTAAAATTTGCTTTGCATGGAAAGGCAGCACTGACAGACGAAGAAAGAGCTGCCGTAAATATCGACGGTAACGCTGCTATTCTGCCGGAGCAGTTCGTAAACGATATCCAGGTATTAAGAGCTGGTTTCCCAAGCCTTAAAAACCATTGCCATGTAATCAAAGCAACCTCTAACCATGGCAAAATGCCGTTTGCAAAAATCGGCGGTAAAAAGCTGAAAAAGTATAAATCTGGCACGAAGCTTACAGGAGAAGCGGCAAATACAGAGGATATCAAATACGACATTGAGAATTACGGTTCGCTTGTACCGATTGCAAACGATTTACAGGAAGACGAAGCCGTAAATATCGTACAGGAAGTTATTAAGCCGGACTTCGCGGAAGCTGGGGTTAATACTGAAAATGATGAGATTATGCAGATCGTGGAAGCCAATGCCGTAGACAAGTCTACAGGTGCGAAGGATTGGAGAGATGTAAAGAAAATTATCGACGGAGTATTACCGACACTTCGCGGAAGAGTGGTAGTAATTACAAACCTTTCCGGCAGCGTGTACTTAAAGTCACAGGAAGATAAGAACGGAAGAAACTTAGACCTGGTTAAAGAGGTAAACGGTAAAGAATACTTCCAGGGTAAAGAGCTTATTACGCTGAGTGACGAAGATATTACAGCAAGCACTACAGAAAAAATGATTTTCTATGTAGTAAATTTGTATGCCCTGGTTAAATTCTTCGAGAGAAAAGGCTATACAGTGTCTACGGATAAGTCTGTATTCTTTGAATCTGACGAACTGGCGCTGAAAGTACAGGAGCGCTTTGACTGTGAGAAACTGGACGACAGAGCAGACTTTAAAATTGAGTTCGCGGCAGCGTAGGCGTAGCTTATGGCGATCACATTACAGGAAGCGAAGGAATATTTAAGGGTAGGCTATGACGATGATAACGACTATATCACGGAGCTTATAGATATATCCGAAGCTTATATAGACGGTTGTGTGGGTACTGCATACCGGGAAAAGGATAAATACAATAGCGAAGAAGAATATAAGAGAGGTTGCAGACTTGCAACCCTCTTACAGAAGAAAGTAATAAGCGATATGTACGACGTAAGAGGAACTACAGTAAGCAATAACACGAAACAGGATAAGATAACACAAACTATCCTGGATAAGCTAGCGAATGTGGGGTAGGTAAAATGTATGTAATGATACAGAAGCGGCAAAAGACCGTAGAAAAAGGGCGACCAGTAGAAAAGTGGGACGACTACTTAAAATGCTGGTGTGAAGTAAAGAGCCTGTACGGGAAAGAACTGTATACCGCCCTGGAAGCAAAGTTAGAAAATGTAATGAACTTTGAAACGCGATACTGCAAAGCCCTGGAAGCCTTAAATACAAAGGAATACCGGGTAGTATGGGGCGAACGTATATTTAAGCTTATCAATGCCGATTACGGCAAATACGACCGCCGGAAAGTGGTGCTTAAAGGGCAAGAAGTAGTATGAGTTTTAATATTACTATGGATTTTTTGGGACTGGACGAAGTGCAGCGGGAAATAGAAAGGCTTGCTACAGTGTCGGAACTGAAAGACCTAAATAAAAAGATTGTAAAGAAAGCCGGGAAAGTCGGCTTAGAAGAATCGGAAGGGCAGATAAGGAAGAAAGCATACAGTAAAAACCCTATGAAATCCGGGCGGCGCGGCAGCAGGACGGGGCAGCACGCGGCGGATAATGTCCCGGAGAAGGGAACGACACAAAGCGGGAACTATGGAGAAGTCATAGGCTGGGAAAAAAGCGATACTTCGCCATTTTTCTACATGAAGTTCCATGAATGGGGTACGACGATGCATAAGCCTAAAAAATTCATGCTGGAAGCAGCGCGCCCGACATAT